GATATTGTTACAGTGCCTTCCATTGTTTTAAAAATTAAAAAGCGCCTCAATTCTGTGGGAACATCGGCGCTTAAGTTTATAAATATTCAACCACTTCCCACAGTTGGTTAAACCTTGTTTTTATTGAATTGCTAAAGTAATATATTGTTTTTGTATTGCAAAATTTATGTTATAACCATCCCGGTAATTTCACGGTCTTTGCCGTCAATATCCGTTAACCTGGTTTCATTTTTATCAGCCCAATTAAACCGGTTCTTCATGTTCATGTACCATCCAACATAACTAAACTTTGGATCTTTAAGGTTTGTGCGGCCCTGAATTTCCCACCATGCGTTTGATAATAGCTTACCGTTTTTTATGGTTTCCGAAAAAATCGGCTCTTCCTCCATCCAACGTTCCCAAAGGTCGTTTGAAAAACTGCCCCGGTTAAAGTAAATTAATGATTTAATTTCAACATCTGAAGCTCCTTGCTTGTATAGTTCTGTTATCTGCTCAACCCAGCCATCCCAAAGTTCAAGCTGTGCCTTTGGCCTTCCCAATGCTTTATTTTCTCCATCTGCCATACCTTAAAATTACACAAAAAACTTTAACGGGCAAAAAAATGTTTGGGGAGGATGGCGCAAACTTGTGCTGTCCTAAAAAAATAAAATTTTAATCCTTTTCTTTCTTTCTTTCTTTCTTTCTTTCTTTCTTGCTATAAGCCCCCCTAATAGCCTCCCTATTTTCCTATTGTAAATCAGCACGTTGTGTAAATGGTACAAAATCCTTAATAGTATTACTATTATTTTCTATATTATCGTAAAAATGCATCGTTGAACCACGGAAAGAAAGCGGAATATTTTTAGTAGAACCATGCCTATTTTTGGCAATTGAGGCAATACAAAGCCCGTTAACAGAATATTCAACCCCTGCAATATTTACATCTTCAGTCATCTTGTAATACTCTGGCCGCATTAAAAAAAGTACATTGTCGGCATCCTGTTCTATGGCACCCGATTCCCTAAGATCGGATAACTGAGGCATCTTGTCGGGCCGTTTTTCCACCTCACGGCTCAATTGACTTAAAGCAATAACAGGTATCTCAAGTTCTTTAGCAAGGCATTTCAACCCCCTGGATATTTCAGATATTTCCTGCTCACGGTTTTGGCTATTACGGTTTAAACCGGTCATTAATTGCAGGTAGTCAATAACAATGTAACCTATATTATGTTTTTTCTTCAACAGATTTGCACGAGTTCTTATATCTCTGATGTTTATACTTGTTTTATCTTCAATAAATATCTTTGATTTACCAATATTTTCAACCGCTTTTTGCATGGTAAGATACTCGGCATTTGTAGTTTTACCATTACGTAAAACTTCATGGCTTATACCCGTTTCAATAGATGCTAACCGTCGTACCAATTGCACCCCGTCCATTTCAAGGCTTATCCATAAACAAGGTACATCATGCGTAATGGAGGTATAATGTGTGATTGATAATGCAAGGGCTGTTTTACCCTGTCCGGGCCTTGCGGCAATAATAAACAGATCTGGAGCAACAAGGCCATACAAACAATCATCCAGTGCTTTTAATCCTGTAGGTATTCCCAGCACACCGGTAGCTTTAACAGCATCATGCTGCTGTATCATTTTAAGCCCGAAATAAAGCATATCACGGGCCTGTCCTATCAAAACCCTTTCCTGCATCTTCTGCAGTTCGCTATCGGCTTTATTCACAATATCAAACACATCCTTTTCATCATTAAGGGCATCGTTCGCAGCAGTTCCGCAAATAACAACTGTTTGCCGCTTTAGATAGAACTCTGAAATAATGGTAATATGGCTTTCAATATTGGCACCGGATAAAACACCGTTGGTAAGTTTGGTTATCTCATAAGCACCGCCGCATTGCTCCAGTGTGCCATCACGTTTAAGCTGTTCAATAACGGTAAGAATATCAACCGGGTTGCCTTTATCGTAAATTTTCTCAATTGCCTGGAAAGTAAGATAGTGAGATTCTTTGTAGAATATTTCCGGGAATAGCTTTACCATTCCATTATTAAGACAGTTGTTATCAATAAGCAAAGCGCCTAATATTGCTTTCTCAATATCAACAGCGTGTGGTGGTAAATGTGTCATTAGTCCAGTTTGATTTTTGTTTGTTTAGATGGCAGGCCAAAACGTTTTTCAGCACCACGGCGGCCAGCTTCTTGTAATGTTTTTCGGAGGTTTAGCGATTCATTTAAACGGCGGCTGAAAAAATGTTCCTGATCAATAACGAATAAATCGAAGTTATTAATTACTCCCTGAACTTTTGTTTCTGTTACCTGCATTTGCATCGAGAGTACCGGGATTATCTTTAGCGGTAATAATCCTCCTGCCTGTGCCATCCGTTCAACTATGTACCAGAATATTCCAATGCCTTCCATCCCTAACGATTGCCGGAGGAATAACATCTTTACATCATCGCTGGCAGTGTAATCATGGGAAAAATAAAGTGATTTATTCATAAGATAGTTTATTTAAAATGGTAATAAAGTTGGGTCTGAATAATGTACAGGTATATGTTGCTGAGTGAATATAGATTTATCAACTATATCGCTAAACTCATTTAGCTTATCCCTTATTAATTTTGTAAGTTCGATAGGGGCATCCTGATTTTTAAAGCCTTTAAACTGCCTTAACTCTATTTTGTTACCACTTTTAACAATCTCAGCAGTATAACCATTGAGATTAAATATTGCGGTCCTACCAGAATCTACACTATGAGAATATGTTGCAACACAATGCCGTTGCCTGTTTCCTTCAATTGCTAATTCTTTTGTTGATAACAGAATCCCACCGCCAATAAATTCATTAAACTTAGTAAATACCGGGTGAATATTAAGCGGCCTGTTATCTATCTCTAAAGCAATTTCTGTATATTTTTTCGACCACTTATCATGCTCTTCTTTTAACCTCCGCTTACTCCAAGATACATTTATTGTTTCATTTAATTTAAAAGCCAACCGGGCCGCATCAGTTAAGATACCAAAAGAATCATAATCCAATAATTCAGTATTAAAATTCTCTACTCCTGTAGCTGTTTTCTTAAAATCTCTCCACTCTCTTAAGCTGAATTTATTTAATAACTGTAAGGCAATATCTGCTTTACACCCATACATATACCGTAGCACTTTATCTCTTGAATAAAGTTTATTTTTAACAATGGTATTAAATAAAATTGTGCGAATACCAAACTCTTTTAAAAATCTAATCCATGTAAATTGATCAATAAATATTTGCAAAATATCTTCCTCAATATTTGCTAAACACATAGGGAATAACCGGCCACGTTCAATTTTATAAAACTTTGTTTTGTTAACTAAGTACTTTGCATTATCTGTTTTTCTGGCGTACAACTTCATTGTTTTACTTACACCATATTTTTTTGTTGATCTGAATATCTGAAAATTATCATCACTAACTTTATTTATTGACAATATATCTTCGCTTGGGGTATGCTCAAAACAATAAATCCTGGCTTTAAATCTATCTTCTGAATAGATTTCTTTAAACTTAGCAACATTTCTTTCTGTTGATTTTAATATTTCGTAACTCATAAAAATAAAAAACCTGTCAGTGGTCTGGGTTGAACCGGGTTAGCGTTACCGCCTTCCCTCCAAACCGCCTGACAGGCGTTAAATGTTTTCTATCGCCGGGGTTCAACGACCGGCACACAAATATACTACTATTGGCTCAACCAATCAAAGTGCGCCTGCTTCTTTTTTATCCCTTTGATCTTCGCCTTTACTTTCGGGTTTTTGGTTTTTCGGGCAGCGGTGGTGAGTGCTGTGAGGAGTTTGGTTTGTTTATCCATTGGTTATAAATTTTTCGTACCATTCAAAAAACTGTTGTATCGTATAAATGAATTCGTACACCCCTCCAGCGGATCGTTCCAATGCCTGCTCCTTCAACTGATGTACTGATGGCTTATCATTACCGGCCTTTACTTCAAACATACAAGCCCGGCCTTTAATCGTTGCTGAAATATCAGCCGTTCCCCGGCGGGTTGTACCGGGTATGTACTTGCTAACTGTTAACACTGTACCTGATGCCTGCCGTTGTGGTGCCTTAACTATCCGGCCCGTTGTGTTGATACGGGTTGCCCGGTGTCCTTCCCACGTTAAGAAGTTAACGATAGCCCTTGTCAGGCCGTTGGCTTTTGTAACAGGCGGGTATATTATCTTCTGTGATTCCCCGCCACTTGCTGCGAAGAACCCCGGAGCCGTCCGTTGCTGCCATCTGTGATGCGATTGCCGGTAGGTGTCAGTCCAGGTCATTTACTTAAAATTTATTATCGTTCCATAATTGTTTTACTCCTGAATAC